TTTAACAATCCAGGAAATGATCCTGCTTCTTCAAAAAATACTAGCTCACCTGCTTTACCCCTTACTTTATCTGGGTTATCTTTTAAACTTACACCTAGTATTTGTGACTTTGTACCCATCTCAATCTCTAATCCGTTTACTTTCTTTTTGTATCCAGACATTTTATGCATCTCTCTATCTTTTAATCTTGGTTGTGCCCATGCAGTATGGTCATCCACAAAAGATAAAAACTCCCATGCTTTTGATAATAATCCGTCACCAATTAAATATTCTTTTTGTGCTGCAAATACAAAATTCTTAGAGTTTTTTACAAAGAAATAATTTCTAGCAAGCATACTACCTGCTTTGTAAGAGTATCCTTTACGTCTTGCTTTCAAGACTATCATATGTTTGTTTTGTGATCTGGCTTTATCTATCTCATGGAAATATTCGTAGTCTCCATCATAAAACCTAGGGAATGTTCTTTCACGTCTAGCCTGTATTGTGCCATCAGGCATTACCTCATCTACTGCTCTGTCAATAGGACAATAGTTTAAATAAAAATAGTGAAATCCAGTAACTTCTAAATCTCCTGCTTTATATCCATACATACATCTACGTTTTTCTTCATCCCAAAACTCATAATACTCTCTAGTTCCAGGAAGTGCAGATGTATAATGACCGTCTGCTATAAACTTAATTGCGGCGGGTCTAACCTTGTCTGTTCCTTTAAGCATTTATTTTTGATTTTAACTAATTCAGCACATTTCTCGTATTCTTCTGTACTTGTAAAATATTCTATTACAATATCTATTACATCTGGATTTCTACCATCATCAAGCAAAGGATCAAATGGTAATGGTAAAGTGTCTATAATATTATCTTCCAAATCGTAATACAAATCATCAATAGTTTTTTTCTTAGTAATAATCATGTAAGCATTTGTCATTGCCTTTTCATAAAGTGCTAAATCTTCTAAATAATCCATTACATACTATATTTATTAACTTCTATTCCTCCTCTATTAGTATTTGCTGCTTGAGCTTCTTTTTTAACTATATCTTCTAGACTAGTTAAACCGTCTACAACTTTACCCATTTTTTCTAAATTATTAATTAAATCTTTTGCGTGAAAAATAGGCCTTCCGTTGTCATCCATTAAAGTTAAATCTATATCCTTAAAATATTTTTCTAACTTAATAACAGATTCTCTTGCTGCTCTTAATAACCTAACCGCTGATGTTTCTATAAGAGTATCATATTTTTTACATGCAGCTAAAACCTTTTGGTCAGGTTTATATTTACTATTTTCTCCAAATATACTATTTTTTACTTCAATCGTACGTTGATCCCAATCATATACTGCAAACGGCGATCTATGATCTGTAGTAAAATATACAAAAGCTAATTCTTTTGCATTTAAATTTTTAAATTCTAATACAGTTAAAGCATATGCACTTGGTGTAGCTTTATTATCTATTATATGTATTAGATCATCCCTTAGACTCATTTTTTAATTTGTTTATATGTTTAACCCTTTTAGGATTTACAGAAAATTTACCAAAATACGGTAATCTTACCATTTCAAATTTGCCTTTTTTAATTACCTTCTCTACAAATTTAAATTGATGATTTACAATTTCCTCTACCTTTTTTAAAGGTAATTTATACTTAGTTGCTAGAGTCTGTATTATTGCCTTCTTGTCTTTTGCCATCTAATGTTTGTGTTTTCCATCTTGTAGGTTTATCAGGACAAGAAGTTGTTTTCCATTTTGCTTTATGCTCTAACAAACACCCACATAATCCACATCTCATAGTTGTTTTTATCAAATGCTCACAATTGTTACAAGCTTCTAGTCTTTCTATATAATCTTCTGTACTAACATTTGGTGCTCCGTTTGCTATATAGTTTTTTAACTCTTTAGCAAAAGTACTTACCATAGTAAATATAGAAGGTGGTTTAGGTTGTGGATTATTCATAGTAATTTATTTTTATTGTTAAACATTTTCCGTCAGGATCTTGTAATATTACTACTTCCATTCCATTTTCTAACTCAAAATATGAGGGTACTATACTGTCAAATATTTTCATGATTTTATTGCAACATGCACAAGATTTGTATGTGGATGTAAAAGACTATTAAGTTTATATCCTTTTTCTTCTTTTATTATCACACCTTTATCCTTAAATCTTTTTACATAATTATTTAAAGTGTTATAATCTTTTATTCCTACTATTCTTGCTGCTTCTTTTTTATTTTTTACACTACAAAAATTTTCATCTTCTGTAATTAATTGTACATCTATAAATGCAGCTAGTATTTGTAAACCTTTTTCTGTTAAATTAAAAATACCATTCCATAATTGTACATATTTGTAGGTAGTATCTATTTTTACAGTAATGTTTTTTATTTTATTATCTCTTTTGTTCATTTTTTCTTAATTTTTGCAATACTGCCGTCCATTTCTATAGTAGATGTTTTAGACTGCTTGTTAAATTCTACTATATACGGCTCTACTTCTACACGACTAGCCATAAAAGACAAAAACACCTGTAACTCTTTTATAAGTAACTCAGTGTTTTCTCTTAATTCTGCTGCTTTTTGTGCAGATTCTAGTAAAGCGTGGTAATCTTCTAAATTTATAGTAACTGATCCGTTTACCATTTACCTAATAATTGATGTTCACCTACTATTAAGTAAGCTTTGTCATCAATCACAGCTTTTACTGCTTCTGTTCTAGGATCTACCATTACAGTATCTCCTTCTTTTACAAAAATGCACTGTGGACCAATGGCCAATACTTCTAATATGTTAGATCTTTTACTATTTTCTGTAATAGTAGCTTCATCTAAATATATACCTGAGTCTGTTTTTGTTATTGTTGGGTCTGGAAGGACAACCCACGATCCATTTGGTTTAAAATCCATGTCTATATAATTTTAATTGCAAATATATAAACAAATTTTTTACATTTCCAAATATGTGTGGAGAAAATATAGCTCTCCCCCTTGAGGATCCTCTTTCAAGTTGTGATTTCACTCTAGCAGTGCTCCGTTTTACGGGACCCAAGGATACTAAAACTGATGTTAATTCATCGCACTTACCTATGTGCATTGTATCCTAACTAGAGCTTATACCTTAACTCTTTTGCAACTACCGGAGAAAACTCTAGACCTATTTGGTCCTACAATCCGATGTCTAATCCCTTTTTTGGTTACCGGGGGATGAATAATGTTGCAGTGCAAAACTAATAAAAATTAATTACATTCCAACTAAAAATGCAAAAATCATTATTAGTATGTATACTATTGGTGATAAGTCTTGTTCTTTCATACTGTAAAAATAAACATACTTTTCTCTAGTAATGTTAACGGAATGTTAAATTTTAAAATATAAAAAATTTTTTTTGCGATGGGTTTGTGAACGTGTGAACCAACACAATCAATGACCCCCGCTATACAACGCACTTAAAGTACCCCGTGTTGGGGTTACTGGTGTTAATACAATTTTGCTATATGGAAACTAATTTAATTACAGCTACACTAAAGTACTTCTCTCAGTCAGGTAAGACTGCGTTCATTACTACTGCATCTAATCCATTCTCTATGGATAGTATTGCAGGCTACGTAAAGGCAGAACCTCTTTCTCATTTAGAACCTGGTTCTACTTTTAAAATGCAAACAGGCTTCACTCTTAAACCTATGATTAACGAGGATGGTGAGCCATTCACTACTAAATCTGGTGATGTGCGCATGAAATTTGTGTGGCCTGTGGCTTAACATTAAGGGACTTTGTCCCTTTTTTACACCACAATCAAAACAAACACGCACAAACAATCAAAAACCTTTGCTATTTTACGTGTAAGCGCGCACACTAGCACGCACACGCATCATTTTGCACAAAATAGCTAACTAATCTAATTGCTAACATAATACAATATAACACTTATGGACAATCTAACTACTTTCGAGACAATATTTATATTGTGCTCATGCCTTGGCTGTTATGGCTTTGGTTTATTTTCAGGAGTTGCAATGCAACGCAAAAGTAACAAAGACTCAGAACGCTTTAGAAAAGAACTATTATCTATGCAGGCAGAAACACTGCGTAAGACTAGAAAGAATAAAGCTGATTACTATGCTGAACCACATACGGTATGTAAAACACCTTTTGGTTTTGGCACATGGACTAAGACCATGGATGACGAAGACACAACAACAAAATTATAATAACTAAGGATAGGGAACCATTTTCTTTCATAATAATTGTTTTGTTCGTCTATGTATGAGGTTCTTAGCCCTCCATAGATCACACCTATCCTTAGTTAACTTCTATAAGACTCACAAACTCTGATAGCGATGCCTACTTTGATAGAGCTAAGTATTATGATAAGAGTCTTTCTACTGCATCACAATACAAGCCTTGACGTGGCGATGTGGCTTTAAACTAATTGTATTATAAAATATTATATCATGAAACTACGACCAGAATTATTACAACATCCTAACATTCCTAAACCATTGCATGGCATGGCTCCAAGAGTCATAAAAGGTCAAGAATGGTGGGACATAACAAGACAAGCAGCTTATGCTTCAACAGATTATCATTGTCTAGCTTGTGGTGTACACAAGACAGAAGCTAAGTATCATCAGTGGTTAGAGGCACACGAAGACTACACTCTAGACTATGAAAATGGTGTAATGTGTGTCAAAGAGATAATACCTTTGTGTCATTCTTGTCACAATTTTATACACTGTGGTAGATTGTATATGGTTAACAGATCATCAATACAAGGCACACGTAAGATAATGGATGTCTTAAGTCATGGATATAATGTATTAAAGAATAATAATCTACAAATGAATCCTACTCAAGCAAAGATGTGCTACAAGTATGGTATAGATTATGAAGCATGTGATGTAATGGAGGACAATGTAGACAATGTAGCGCAATGGAGTGACTGGCACTTAGTGCTAGACGGAGAGAAACATTACAGCAGATTTAAAGATATGGAAGAATGGTATAACCATTATAGCAAAAGGTCACGATAATACCTCAAAATTATCATTTATAAACCAATTAAATATTAGTAAAATGTCAAACAAATTGAACAGTGGTAGCCTAGACACTCTAAAAGTAGGCGATGTACTTATGAAGCATGTGCAAACTACCTCAACAGGTGGATATCAAGTATGTTTCATCGAGAATATTAATCGTGGCGGTAATGCAGGTAGCAGTGCATTGTCAGACCTGAATTACAGTGACTCAAGATTCCAAAGAGGCAGCAGAATGTATGTGTATGCAACTGCACAACTATCTGATTTGGAGAAAGCTCTTGGTA